GATTTTGATGAAAGAATTGATATTTTACCGGTTGCTGACCCGAATATTTTCTCTCAAACTCAAAGAATTACCATGGCACAGACGGAATTACAGTTAGCGATGTCAAATCCACAGATGCACAACCTATATCAGTCGTATCGTAAGATGTACGAGGCTTTAGGCGTTAAAGATATTGATAGAATTTTACCTCCACCGCCTCCACCACAACCTACTGACCCAGCGGTTGAAAATATTAAGGCAATGACACAAAAACCTTTCCAAGCTTATAGAGGTCAAGACCACAGAGCGCACATTACGTCGCACCTTTACTTCATGGCAACGAATATGGTGAGAAATAACCCGATGGTGATGGGTTCATTAGAAAAAAACATTTTAGAACACATTGGTTTGATGGCTCAAGAACAAGTAGACATCGAATTCCAGCAAGAAACTATGATGTTGCAACAATTACAGCAACAAGCGATGCAAAACCCACAAGCGCAACAACAATTACAACAAATTGTCATGAAAATTGAAGCTAGAAAGGCAATTTTAATTTCTGAAATGATGGAAGAGTTCATGAAGGAAGAAAAGAAAATTACTTCTCAATTTGACCATGATCCTTTGCTTAAAATCAAATCTAGAGAGGTTGATTTGAAGGCAATGGAAAATGAACGTAAAAAAGAGGAAATGGGAGCAAGAATTAACATCGATAAAGCGAAATTAGTTCAAAATCGGGACATTACCGACGATAAACTTGAACAAAATGAAGAATTGGCTGAATTAAGAGCTGATACATCTTTAACTAAACAGCATATGTCTGATGTTGTAAAAATGGACATTGCTGATATGAAACGTAAGGATGTAAAGACCTTGAAAGGTCCAAGAAGATAATCTATAACAATTAAGGAGGAAATATGGCAAAAGACAAAGAACCTTTCTACAAAGGAATTAATCAAAAGCAGTTCTTGAATAAAGACGGCCTTTTAAAAGGTGGCATTGAGATTAAAGTTCCTGAAGGCAATCCCGTAGTAAATAAAGTGGGTGGCCAGCGTAGAATGTTAAAAGATAAAAAATCAGAAGTTAAGTGGTACTAATATGGCCTGGTTTGGTTTAGCAAAAATTGCTTTACAAGCTGGGAGTAAGATATATGCCAATCGTCAAAAGACGAAAATGGCGATGTCTGATGCACGGCTTATGCATGCAGAAAAAATGGCCCGAGGTGAGGAATCTTACCAGGGCAAACTTTTAGAAGCCCGGCAAAACGACTACAAGGACGAAATCGTTTTGGCGATATTAACACTCCCGATAATTGTGCTCGCCTGGTCGGTGTGGACAGAGGATCCGGCGGCTATGGAGAAGATAGACGTCTTTTTTGAGTATTTCTCGAATTTGCCAAAATGGTTTACAAATCTTTGGATACTTGTAGTAGCCAGCGTTTTTGGTATAAAGGGTACACAGATATTCCGTAATGGAGGGAAGAAATAATGGATATAAATAAACAAAAAAGACTTACGAGTGGTAAGGGCTGGAAACAAGTTATTGTTGATCATGCTGTAGGAGAAGCTAAAAAGGCTAAAGCTAAAGCTAAACGTATTTGGGGAGGCATAAAAGCCACTCCAGCGGTGGTTAAAAAAACATTTAAAGACTAGACAACAATTATTAAAAACTATATAAAAGGAGTGTTATGAGTAAAAAATTTGGAATACAAACTAAAGGTACCGGCCGAGCAGTTATGCAAGGTGGTGGTACTGCACGAAGAGACATGCGTTCAGGATATTATCCGAGTGACATGGGTATGCGTGGTGGAGCAATGTACAACAAAGGCGGTCGAGTAGGTCTACGTGATAGAGCTTTTGCAAAAGGTGGCAAAGTTGGTAAAAAAAGCCAAGGCTACAAAGCAAGAGAAGATGAATCATTAGGCATGCGTACTGGAAAAGAATCTACTAAGAAACAATCTATGAAAGATCGTAGAGACGAATCTTACGGCAAATGGGGCAAAAGAAAAGCTGGTAGAGTAAATAAAGCTAAAGGTGGAAGAGTAAATACCTCTAGAGAAAACAGACTAGAAGAATTAGGCCGTGTTGATGCTGAAAAAGCCGATACTAAAAAAGGTAAAAAAAATCTTAGAGGAGAAAAAGCTAGGATTCGTAGAGAATTAAATAAAAAATATAAAGCACCGTGGTCTAAAAAATAATTATGAGTAATTACTGGAACACTTTAAGTCCTATACATTCTCTTCTTACTAAACGTGAATCACATGCAAAAGGTGGTAGAGTTGGACTTAAAAATGGAGGTTCTGCAATGCAAGAACATTATCTTGAACACGGGTATGGACCTCATAAAAAACATAAAAAGAGAAAAAGTAAATTTGGAGGCGGAAGAATAGGCCTTAAAGAAGGTACTGACAAGAAATGGATTCAAAAAGCAACAGCTTCAATTAAACGAAGAAAAACCGAAGGCAAATGTACACCGATTACTAAAAAAGGTTGTACAGGTCGGGCAAAAGCTTTAGCTAAGACTTTTAAAAAAATGGCTAAGAAAAGGAAAGCAGCATAATGGCAAAAAAGAAAAAAGCTAAGAAAAAAAATAAAGCAAAGAAAAAAAATAAAAAAAAGAGAAAATAGTGAGTTGGTGGAATAAGAAACGCCTACCCGTTAAAACGATTGAGATTAAACCGACGTTAGGCCAAAAACTAACTAAGGCATATAAAAAGAAACTAAAGATAAAAAGAAGAGGAAAATAATGGCTTTAGACCCTTTACAGGTCTTATACAGAATACAGAAAGGACTTCAAACACGCATTCAAGCCCTTGCAATTAATATTACGTCCGGAGGGGTTGACAATATGGAAACATATAAGTATATTGTCGGACAAATACATGCACTGGAATCAGTGCGACAGGAAATCTCTAACCTGCTAAATGAGAAGGAGCAAAATGATACCAAAGGAACAGTCGTCGATCTTAACCCAAAAAGTCCCAAAAATTAAATTACCCAATCAAGGTCTGGTTGGTGTAACAAAATCAGAACCTAAAAAAGAGATTCCTAAGGAATCGACTCAATTACCTCAACCTACAGGGTGGAGAATTTTGGTGTTGCCTTTTAAGATGAAAGAGAAAACAGATGGTGGAGTATTATTAGGTCAAGAAACTATAGAGCGCCAACAAGTGGCATCCCAATGTGGAAATGTACTTGCTATGGGCGCTGAATGCTATCAGGATAAAAAACGTTATCCTAGTGGTCCTTGGTGCAAGGTCGGTGACTGGGTAGTCTTTGCCCGTTATGCAGGCTCAAGGATTGAGATAGAAGGTGGGGAAGTAAGACTCCTCAACGAAGACGAAGTCTTAGCAACAATACAAGATCCTAAAAGCATCTTGCATAAATACTAACATAGGAGGAAACTATGCCTGAGCCAACAGCAGAAAAAACAACAGAAAAAAAACAACCGATGGTCGATTTAGATACGTCGGGTCCTGGGGCTGATGTAGAATTACCCGAGGAAAAAGTTCAAGAGTCAGAAGTGGAGGTCAAAGATGACACGAAGACTGAAGAAACAACTACTGAAGACAGTGCTAAGTCCGATGACGCACCTGCGGAATCTGATAAGCAGTCTGATGTTCAAACTAGCAAACCAGAAGAAGACCAAAAGCTAGAAGAATACAGCAAAGGAGTACAAGGACGTATTTCTAAATTAACACGTAGAATGCGAGAAGCTGAACGTAGAGAAGCGGCAGCTGTAGATTATGCTCGTGCTGTAGAAACGAATAGACAAGCAATGGAATCTAAGTTCAAAAAAGTGGACAAAGATTACATTACTAAACTTGAAAGTAGCGTTAAAAGTGGATTAGAAGCAGCTGAAAAAGAATTAGCTGGTGCTATTGAAGCAGGTGACGCAAAAGCTCAAGTAGCGGCTAATAAAAGGATAGCACAGCTATCTTTTGATAATGCCAAATTAGCAGCCACAAAGGCAGGAAAAGAAGAAGAATCTGTAGCGGAACCTAGACTTTCGCATGGAGGGTATCTTCCTGAACAAACTCCTCAACGTTTGCCGGATCCTGACCCTAAAGCTGAAGATTGGGCTGGAAAAAACAGATGGTTTGGTAGTAACCGAGCTATGACGTTTACCGCTTTCGAAATTCATAAAGATTTAGTGGAACGAGAAGGTTTTGATCCTAAATCGAATGAATACTATGCGGAAATTGACAAAAGAATAAGAGTTGACTTTCCCCATAAATTTGATAAGAGTGAAACTAGAAAAACGTCCGAACCCGTTCAGACGGTTGCTTCTGCGACAAGAAGCGTTAAACCAGGACGCCAAACTGTAAGACTCACACCTTCACAGGTAGCAATTGCTAAAAAATTAGGTGTGCCACTCGAAGAATATGCAAAACAATTAAAACTCACGAAGGAGGTATAAGCATATGACAAAAGAAACAAAAACTACTTCTCGTGCGAACCAAACCAGGTCTAAAACTGAAAGACCCAAAGTGTGGGTTCCCCCATCATCTCTAGATGCTCCCAAGCCGCCTGCAGGATACAGGCACAGATGGATCAGAGCTGAAAGCGTCGGTTTCGATGATACTAAGAACGTCACGGGTAAATTAAGATCCGGATGGGAATTAGTGAGAGCTGACGAATATGAAGGCGAAGATTATCCCGTTGTTAAAGACGGAAAATATGCTGGGATTATAGGGGTAGGTGGCCTATTGCTGGCTAGGATATCGGAAGAGCTCGCGAAGCAACGTACTGAGTATTATAAGAAACAAACTGATGCTCGAGACGAAGCAGTGAAGCACGATCTCATGAAGGAACAGCACCCAAGTATGCCGATCAATGTTGATCGACAGACTAGCGTAACCTTCGGTGGTACAAAGAAAAGTTAATTTTTTAACAATTCTCAAACCAACGAAATTTAATTAACCGTTTACAGGTAAAACTATAAACAAGGAGTAACAAACTATGGCAAATAGTAACACGCAAGGTTTTGGACTTATTGCGGCAGGAACGTTAGGATCAACTCCAGCGACTTCCGGTCAAGGTAAGTACTTTATCGATGCAGCTTACGCTACCACAATATATAGTGGTGGGGCCGTTGCTTCCTCAGCAGGGTATATTGTCGAAGGACAAGGTACTGACACACCTGTGCTGGGAGTACTAAATGGAATCTTCTATAATGCGGCTACAACTTTGAAGCCGACATGGTCGAACCATTATGTACAAGTAACACCTGCGAATTCAGAAGACATAACTGCTTTCGTATACGATAACCCACAACAATTATATGTAGTATCGACTGACGACACGGTCGCACAAGCCGGTTTTCTAGAAACGTATGACATGAATACCTCTGCTGGTAGTACAACTACTGGTAAGTCTTCAGCTACTCTAGATATCAACGACACAAGTGCGGACGCAGCCTCATGGAGATTATTAAGATCAGCAGAAGATCCTTCAAATCAGGATATTACTGCTGCTTATGCCTCCGTAATAGTTGTTCCAAACCTGATTGAACTACAATCATAATAGGAGTATATAGAACATGGCAATATCACGAGCACAGCTAGTTAAAGAACTAGAACCTGGTCTAAATGCACTATTTGGACTGGAATATAAGAGGTACGACCAAGAGCATAAAGAAATTTATGCAGAAGAATCATCTGACAGAGCTTTCGAAGAGGAAGTAATGTTAAGTGGTTTTGCAAACGCAGACGTAAAACCTGAAGGTCAAGG